GGTCGGGAATGCATCGCTCAACTCGTAAGGATAGCCCCAGATAGTTCCGGGCTGAGATCCGGTCGGCATCTGAACGATGTATTGTCCGTCGGTTCCTTTCAACTTCCTGATGACCGAGAAAACGGTGCGGTGCATGTAGAACTTCGCTCCGTCCAATGACCCACTCGGGGTCTTGTCGATCATATCCAAGAGGTCGTCGGCGGTAAGTTGATCTACGTCGCCGGTGGCCTGGAGAACGATGTTAACGCTTCCGTTGTGAAGAATACCGGTCCAGGGGGTTCCGGTTCCGTTGAAGAACTGGATGTCCTCCTCCTTACTCACGGCCTCCGCGAAGAGTTCCGCTACGAGCTGGGTGAGATTGATCGCGCTGTCCTCGAGGATTTCCTCGGTGAACGGGGTAATTGCGGCCAACTTCTTCAAGGTCTGCGTAACAATGGAGAACTTAGGCTGAGTGGACTTTTTCTTTTCTCCCTCACCGGTCCAGTAAACACTTACTGACGTGCCTAAGGTTGGGATAGTGCGAGTATCACCGGGGCCGCTGAACGGCAGGTATCTCATATCCCTGCGGGCCAACCCGTACTGGGTTTCCCTTATTCTCAAGACTTCCGTCAAGAGTTCGGTCGGAATCAAAAGTCCGGCCTGGGCGTCGTCGGGGGATTGACCGCTTGACGACGTAGTGAGGGCTTTCGCCGCAGCTTTATCACCGCTTATCAAAGCCTTCATAAACTTTCTGGTGACGTCGTCGGCTTTTTCGTTCTTTTCCACCGGTTCGCCGGCTTGGGCCTTGGCGCGCTGCGTCTTTACACCTTGGTTGAACTTTCCCACGATGTCATTGGATATCTGATCCACTTTAACAGCGAGGGCGTCCTCTACGGACTTTAATACGAGAGATTTTACCCCCTCGACGTCTATTTCCTCCTGTTCTGTCCCCTCGGGAGATTTGAGGGCTTCCGTGAACTTCGTCTTGTCGTCATCCGACAAGTCGGCTACGTGTTCCCTCAAAAAAGCCTTTTCCGCATCGCTTAAAGCGGCGGGGTCTTTTGCGAGAATATCTTTTATATTCATAAGTTAGTTTTTTTTGCGATTGATCTTGCCTTTGCCAATTGCCTTATGGCTTGGTTAAAGGTTGTTACCGAGATTTTCTTACCGCCCCTTTCGGGGGTATCGACCTTGATTGCCACTTGAGTATCGGTTCCGGCGGCGTCTAAGATCTCGGTGAGTTTCTTGATAGCCGACCGTATGGTTGAAATGTCCGACACCGACAGGACCTCTTGGGTCGTGCCGGGTTCGTTCTTTTGGAGGTTACCACTTTCCGAGATCTGTTTCAATTCCTCCTCTGTGTATGACTTCATCTCGGGGACCTCTTTATCAAATTCTTTGTAATGCTTCGCGAGGTGGTTGTAAACGCCTTGCTTGTCGCTGTCCGGGATGTCCACTCCGCCTCTTGATCCTAAGATCGCGCCCATGGCCGCTGCCACTCCTTTCCATACTGCTTTCAGATCCGCGGCGCGGTGGTGGGGCAACTTGTATGAGCTCTTTACGTCCTCGTTCTCTTTGTCGTACCAGGCGCAGATAGTTTTCAGTTTTCCAAGATCATCTTCGCAGGCTCTTATCTGCGCCGGGCCGTCCCATGAATCATCCTCGTCCGCCTGTCCGTGGTTCGCGTATGGAACAACCGACTTCACTCCTACCAATGCGGTCATGCTGTTTGCTCCGACAAGAACCGGCGACCATTCCCACAATCTGAGCTTTTTCAAATGGCGGCCGTCGTCCAAGTCCTCCACCTCATCCTCTCCGTATCCGATGCTGAACTCGTCAACGACTCCCTCTTTTATGAGGGCGAACGTTTCGCGCGCTCTCTGAACTTCAAGGACGAGTTTTCCTTTTATGTATAGTCCTCCGTATTGTCTTATGCTCTCCGGGAGCATTGGATCTCCGGCAGGGATTTCTCGCGCTTCAATCGTTGATGCTATCGGTTCGTGCCAGTTATGCGACCAGACACCTTTCGGCAGTTTTGTTCTCAAGCTGTCGGCGAAGGCTCCGAAGTCTACGATCTCGCCGTATGAATCCACGTTGCCAAAGACGGAGACGAACGCCTCAATGATGCCCTCGTCGTTTATAACCGGGTCAATGATCTTGAAGCTCTTATAGTGAAGATCAAGGCCATTGTCTTTGTTATTTTTTTTCATGTTTTTAGTGTAACATAATTAGTTTATTTTTTATTCGACGAATGCCGGACCGAGAACGCAACGACAATTTGGTTCTTGTGGATATGCCAGTCCGTTTGAAAAATTCTTATCTAATAAAACCATTTCGCCTCCCACTCCCTCGGGCTTATCGCGGTGTCCCGGGCGCACTCTGTCGTCGCCGGCGTTGATCCATTCTTTTGCGTTTGCTACTCCCGATTGCCTGTATCCCTCGAGCATTCCCTCGTTGTTTGCGGCCGTCGCTTCTGTCCGCGCGATCATTTCCGTCCTGTATGCCGGGAAGTCCTCATATACTTGGCTCACTCTGTCCGACAAAGAGGTTATGCCCTCGCCGGCTTCTATGCCCTCCGCCAATGTTTCGTCCAATCCGGTGAGTGTCGTGTTGTTAACCGAATCAGCAAATAGGCGCGCTCGTTCTCTTATCCTCTTTTGAACTTCCGCGCTGCTCGTGAAATCGTTTTGAGGAGAGATTATATTCAACGCTTCCTGTCCCGATTCTTTCAGGAACTCCTCTATGTATGGGAGGATAAAGTTGATGCTCAGTTTTTCCTCTTGGGTCGTGTGGAATATCTGACTTATCTTCATCTTTTCGCCCGCTGCTTTCTTGCTTACGGCTTCGGTCAGATTTTTCAATACGCGCTGCTTCTGCTCCTCAAAGAAATTAGCGAGAGCCGGCTTTAACGATTCCGCTCTCTGGTCTATACCCTTGTTCACCATATCGGCGTATTTAACGCGGAGATCCGCGCCGGTTATCATGCTCACGAATTCCTTTTTTCCCTTTTTCCCTTTTTTCATTACCTCCTTGCTCGCCTTGCTCATTGTTTCGTAGAGTTCAAACTTCGTTTTGAGCATAAAGCGCCCCTTGAAGTTATAAGGTTTCGGCTTGTTGGCTTCTCCTATGATCTTTTCGTTGCGGTCGCTGTCCTCCATTATCTCCTTTATTGCCTTTGGCGATAGTCCTTTTTGGTCGGTGCTTGAAAGGCCTCCCACTGGGATATTCGTCAACGGCATGTAAAAACTCCACCCTCCGCGGATGGGGACCAGTCCCTCTTTCTGCCTTACCTCGTTTATCAATAAATAGTTGTGGGTCAGGCCGCTTTCGTATTCTTTCAGTTCAAGATCTCGGTTCGCCGGCGTCGGGTCCTCAAAGTCTATGAAGAACTCCTCTCCGAAGTCCGGGTAGATCAACTGCTCGTTTATCTTTTCCGTGAGCCTGGCTATCTCGGGCTTGATTGTTTCGCCTAAGAATATCGCCATCGCAGTTTCACTGTTGGCTCGGTTCACGTCGTCAACTATCGCGACGATCGGCTTCGGCACCGCAAAAGCGACGAGTATGTCATCCCGGGTAAACTTCAAGCTCTCGATGTAGTCCATCTCTCTTTGGCTTAACGAGATCAACTGATATTCCAGGCCACCCTCCAAGATCGCCACTTTGTATGAGTTGTTTATCCCTCCGTGGCGCTTCATCCAGCTTTCACGGATGTCATTCTTTTGATCTTGCGTCAGCGTGCTGTTAGGGTTTTTTATAAGTCCGTCCGGGCGCGCGCTGTTTAAGAAGAAGTCGCTTTGCCACTGCGTCGCGTATCCCTCCGTCTGCACTCGCTTGCTTGCCGGGTGTATCGGCGACAACCCTCTGTATGGCGAGAGCGGGTCGGGGTATTTGAACATCACTATATCGTCCGGAGAAAAGTCTACCGTCGTTCCGTCGTTCTTTGTGAAGCGGTATGCTTTTATGAAATCAACCGGGTCCGATATGACCGTTATATAATCGGGGCGGAGGTTCCAGAGTTCCCTCACTTTCCCGGATGTGTTTCGCACCTTATACCAGAAAGCCTCTCCGGTGCATTTCAGGTTTATGATAGTCGTTTCCAGGAACTCCGTTTTTGTTTGGAACGGATTTACTTTGTAAAGGAGATCGAGAGCCGGGTGGGTCAATATCTCTTTCATCTCCCCCTTGCTGTTCAGTATCCGGTAAAGCTGAAAGTCTATGCTTGCCGTCTTGGTGGCGATTTTATTTATACAGGCAAAAACGTATAGCGACTTCCTGTATTTTTCCAGTTGGCCGGTCTGCGATAGTTCCGGAGTCACGAGCCTCGCGAGGAGTTCAAGACCACCGGTCATCGTCGCGTCTTTTTTTCTAAACGTATCAACTATTTTTTGGTACCATGCCATGGCTTTTATTGTTTTAAGTGTAGCACTTTTTCTTTTTTACAAGTAGGTTACGCCCGGCGCCGGGATCTTCCTCATCTGCCAGGCGATTGCTCTGCTCATCACTCGGTCGTCGTGCTTTCCTTTTTTGTGATCCGCTCGGTTGCTCTCGGTGTATTCCATGTCGCGCGCTTCGTTCTCGGCCGCTGCGTATGTTTCCGTTAGATCTCCTTTGCGGTATGCCTCCTCCAAGTCCGTAATCATCACGGGCCGGTTCGTCGCTGTCGTTTCCCAATGCTTGCACTTTATTCCCAGAGCAACGCATTTGTTAACCATCGCCAGGCCCACTCCGTTCTTTTCCACTCCGAGGAAGATGTTGAACTTGTCTGTGATCCTCTTAACCCTTGCGGCGAAAATATCTATCGGGTCGTTGCTTGTCAGTTCGTATATTACCACGGCCTTGCCTGTTTGTATATCCACATCTATGACCGAGAAGCAGTGGGAGTCGCCGGTCGGGGTTCCCTCCGCCGGGTCCAGTCCTCCGTAAAGCATTTTGCTCTTAAAGGCACTCTGCTTTGTATCGTCCCATCCCTCCTTGCTCGCCCATTCCTCAAAGTTATCAAGCGGAATGCGTCTGCCCGGGTTTAAGGTTATCTGCGTGAATACGCTCCGGCCGGTCTGTAAGAAACAACTCACGTCGTCCTCCGGGTATTCCTGGAAGAATCGCTCCGCTTTGTCCCATATTTTATATCTGCGCCATTTCATCTGCCCTGGCGTCAGTCTTATCCCCCACTCTTTTTCGGTTCGTTCGAGCACCATCTTTTCCGACTCGTCCAATGTTGCCATAAAATCTACATCGGGGATCGCAAACATTTCTTGAATGCCTGTGCTCATTCCTTGCTTGTCTGCCTCGGTCATATTTTCCACGCTGTACTCATTGTCTATGAACCAGGGAATGAAGATCGGGGTGTAACTGCTGCGTCCGGATTTCGCTTTTTGCCATAAATCATAAAACTGACCTCGGCCGTTCGCTGTCGTTTCAATATCAATCTGTCCGTATTCCGTGGCTTCGGCTATTCCTCCTAAGATCCTCTCAAGGTCCTCGTAAAATGCCGCCTCCGACAAGTGAGCCCGGTCTACCGTGTCGCCTCTGCCGAATGCGCGAGATCCGGCGGTTCCTATGAAATATGACGATCCTCTTTTCGGGAACTTTATTTCTCGCTTGCTGTCTATTGAAAGGACCGGCTTAACGTCCATATTGTCTATAAAATAACGAACGGCGGCGAATAGTCTTTTCGTCGCTTCCTGTTCGTGGCTAATGACGACGGCGTTGGTCGGCTTCGTCACGCAATCTATCAACTGGTCCGCGTCTATGAGCTTACTGATCCCTTTCTGCCTTGCTTTCAGGATCAGGTTTCGGCGCGTTCTCCTGGCTTGGTAGTATTCCTGGGCCGGGTTCAGTTTGAACGGCACCTGGTTTCCCCTCTTGTCCCTGATTTTCAGGAGTTTCTCGATCAGTGTTTTGTTGTCCGGGAGTGTTCTCATCTTTTTTGTAATCGTCGAGGAGATCTTCGAGAGTTTTCTCCGTTGGCACAATATAGTTCTCTTGCTTTGGTCGGTATTTCGGGTGGACGCGCGAAAGATAAAACCTTATCGATCCTGGGTCCTCCCTTGCTATTGCTTTTATTAAGCGGTCCTCGACCTCGCCGAGCTGTTCCTTTCGGATCTGCTCGACTTCCGCTCTGAATTCCGGGTCGTCATCGTACCAACGATAGTATGTTTGGCGCGATATCTGCACGGCGTCGCATGCAATTCTGACTATGCCGATGCTCTCTCTTAGAGTATCAATAAACTGCTTTTTCTTTATGGTCGTGCGTGCCTGCTCGTCCCTCTCGTTCTTTACTTCGGTCCTGGGTTGACCTCCACCCTCTTGTCCAGTCTGAACCAGGCCTCCGTTCTGATGCCTTTCGTGTGTAACATTTTTAACATTTTGCGTGTTGAGAGCCATTTTCCCTATCTTATTACTTATCGCCATTATTGACAAGTTCGGAGTATTGTTTCCTTTGCCTCGGCTTATAGTACCAATTATATTTCTTCCCAGAGTTATGCTTATTTTCCCTGTACTCATCCGGATGAGCCTTATTCCATCTCCTGGCACATTTTCTCCTGGCCATAATGGCATTCTTATAGCTACACGTTCCCTCTTGCCAAGTTCCTCCACAGAATAATTGCCACGCATTAACTTTTATAAATGATTTACCGCACATCTTGCATATTCCGTTCCTCCATGATTGGTCTTTTAATGGTCTGCTCATAATAGTTATCTTTAACTATTTCTCGATTTAACAAACCTCTCGTACCTTTTCCTGATAACATCAACGTATTTCGGATCGAGTTCCATCATTAGGCATCTTCTATCCAATTCCTCGCATGCTATCAGTGTTGATCCACTTCCTCCGAATATGTCGAGGACTGTCTGGTTTCTTACGCTACTTGCCTTTATGGCTTTAGCTATCAGACGGACAGGCTTCATTGTCGGATGTTCCGGATTCTTGGTCGGTTTTTTCTCTCTCCATATGTCTGTCTGGTGCTTCTTGCTTATTACTCGGCCGGTAACCATCTGATCAAGTTCGAGGTGATATTCTCCGAGATTTATCTTCGTTTTCTCTCCGTCCCATACTGGGTTTAATTCCTCAAGATCTTCCCACACATTGGCTTCGTTTCTCCATCCGGCAAAATAGTGGTTAACAGTATCTTTGTTCCATCCATAAAGGATCGGCTCGTATTGGTTCTGCCAATCCGACCGGCTTAGTGTAAATGTGTTTTTGACCCAGATTATAAAACTTTGCCAATGACCACCCTCTGATTCAAAGATATTTTTCATACTTCCGAGCTCCTTAGAACCCATACAGATATAAAAAACTCCTTTACATACATCAAGCATATTTCTTATTGATTTTTTAAGAAGTTCGCTGAATGCATCATCGGACATATTATCGTTTTCTATTCTATCTCTCTTGTTTTGAGAGTGGGTCCCCATCCCTCCCTGGTAGTCGACGTTATAT